AACTGAATTCTATTTTGCTGCATAGATTTTCTAGGGTCTTTTTTATTATATGCGATTCATTCTTGACAATCATGTTTAAACAAATACTAGGATTTGTTGGTTTCTCGGTAATTATCAATTCCATATTTATTATAATTAATTAAATTTGTTATATTTAACTAATTATATTTATTATTATTTATTATTTATTATTTATTATTTATTATTTATGTTTGCCAATAACTGCAAATAATGATTAAAATCTTTAAAATAATCAAATTTACCTATCTCATTTAAAACACTATCTTCGATAACTAATTTGAAATCCTCTTTAATTTTAATATGTGCTATACCTCTGTAATTAATATTATAATAATAGGAAATGGATAGATTGTCTTTAAAATGCACTAACAAATAGTATATTGCTTTCCAAACATCACCGGTCCATTCCTCTCCATATTTTAAAATCCCATTTTCATAATGATGTTTTTGCGGTATTCTAAGCTGTTCATTATAATTTAATGGTATAATGTCGTCTATAAATATTGATCCATTTTCCGACAAAACTGCCATACTATTAATAAAATCTCGCAACACATATTCTGATTGATGCATGCCATCTATAAATATTACATCAAACTTTTCTTGTCTCTCTTGTCTTTCTTGTCTTTCTTGTCTTTCTTGTCTCTTTAAGAAAAACTCATCGGACGTGAGACTGCAAATATTTTTATTGTCGCATTTTGGATCAGGATCAACTCCTATTTTATTTTCATTCAGAAAATGAACATTATTAAATGTATAGCCATTTTCTACACCAATCTCTAAATAAGTATTTGTTTGAATAGTTTCTTGGTTAATGACGTCGTGTCTATTATTGCAATCGGTATTATAACAAGGTCTTTCAATGTTTGCGCCTTGTAAAATTTCATATTTTTCAACAGACAGATACATCATTTTAAAATAATGAATGAGATTTTCATTTGGAGTATCGATTAATGTATAACATTTAATTCGATCCAAGTGCAGTTGATCCAATCTCGACCAAAGATATTCATTCGTGCATTTGTTATCCAATAATAAAAAATCAGTTTTGATGTCTGAATATAAATCTCTAATCCGATCTATATGATAAATTAAACTATCATATCCAATGATACAAATTTGACAAGTATAGTCTGGATTAACTAACAAATTACAGTATTTGTTAGTATAAGTAGCCGGATCTCTTAACCAAATCTTTGAACAATTTTTTATATACATTTCGTCCTCGTATGCATCTAGAGCTTTCATTTTATTATGTATGTCATATATTTGATAATAAATTGGACTAATATAATTTGGTCCTATCCGGTTTATTTCTCCATTTCTAATAAGAGAAAAATTACTCTCTCCATCATTCATATACTGAATATATCCCAATTTATGTATTTTTGCCATTTTATATTTCGCTGATAACGCCGTCCTTAGCAAAATCTCATAATCATCGCAAATATGCAAATATTCACAATAATTTCCTAATTCTAATAAAAATTCACGTCTCCATATTCGCGGATGATTTGGACAGCAAACTAGATGACTTAACGTAATATTATTTATATTTGGCGTAATATAAACCAGTCTCCAACTATCCTTATATTTCATTGAATAATAACCTCCGTATCCTTTGCAAATAAAATCTCCATATGACTGGTTGTTACCATTTTCATATGAACAAATAAAATCCATATAAATAAATCCAACGTCTGGTTTCTCAGCAAATAAGTTGGCCGCATCTTGTAAAACATTAGGTAAAATATCATCATCATGATCCATCTCTAATACATATTGTCCACGACATAAACTAACTGCTTCGTTTTTAACATTTCCTATACTACCATTATTCTGAGAATGTCTATAAAAACGTATACGATTATCTTGTTGGAATTGTTGCCTTAAAAACTGAAAATGGATGTCATCAGGCGAGTCGTCCATAATTACCCATTCCCAATCTTTCAGAGTTTGAACCTTAAGGCTCTCATAAACTCGCGTAATTTTATGAAACGAGTTAAACGATGGTGTAAAAAGAGAAAATGTGGGTCTTAAAAGAGATCTATCTAAAGAACAATTCGCAATATATTTGATATTAACATATTGATTAAATTTTGCGACATCATTTTCGATATTTGTCATGTGACAACATCGGATCATCATTTTTTTAGATATTATAGATCTTAATAAATCTGTATATTCTTCCAGTGTATCGCCATAAGTAATTAACAAATGATTGTTTGAGTTATGTAGCTTATTTAGACTATGAACCTTGTTAGTTATATATATGCTACAATCTAGTAAGGAAGCATTAGTAGAAAAAAACTGATCAATTTGACTATATTTATCATGACGAAAAAATATAATAAATGGAAATTTCATTTGTTATATTTATTTAATGTGTAATATTTAAATTCATATAAAATATATTTTATTACATTGAATTAATCCAATGTTTTATAATAGTATAATCTGTTTTATTTTTTGTTTCACAAATTTTAAAGACTGTTTTTGCAAACAAAATATTATCGGTTATATGTATATAATATTTGTTATTTTTTAGTAATATTTTGTTTATATATGCAACATTTATAACGCCAAATGTTAATTTAATAAATGATGCCATATGAAGAGTATTATTAATATTTGTTAGTTTGGTTTTATATTGATTTAATAAATGATTAATCTAATTAATGATTAATATTCTGGTGTATGTTTTTTAAATAGACATCCTTGAGGTATTAAACCCTTGACATCAGATGTTACCACTGTCGGATTTTGATTATCGCAATTTGTCATCCAAATTTTTATAATACAGAAATTCTTTTTTGGTGAAATTGTTATCCCCGTTACGCAATTAACAAATGACGAATTGTTGCTGATTGTATCACCTACTAGCACATAATTTAATTCTCTCCAAACTTCACATACATTTTTATTAGAAACTTTGTATGAGAAACTACCTCCATTTCTATTTTTCGGATCTTCCCACATTGGAGATACACCTTCCCTCATTACAAATAGCATGCATGCTTTAATCAAAGGATCAGGCGTGGTCTCTGTCATTGCAATAGCATCTTCTAGTGTTTTAAAATTATAAACCAATTTGTAGCTTTTTACAGTCCAATCACTATCTTGTGGTAAATGTGCCCATAAATTCCATTTAAAATTTAATTTATGAGTGATTGCACTATTGACGTTACTACAATTATTAATACTGGTAGTTGTTTCATCCTTTGTATTACCTTTAGTATTCATTGTTTGAGGAGTCGCCATTATAGATATATATCTTCAATTTTTTTTAAATTATTTTATTAATAGTATTAATTATAATTTAAACAATTTAAATAATATTATTCTACCTTTTCTTTTACTATTAAAGTATCCGAATTTTCAGCATCATTTAAAATCTGATAACTATCCTTTTCTATAAGAATATATTGACAAGCATTCAAAATAATTATATTTACTTCATGATCCATTAATTCTAGTTGGTATGTCAACAAATCTTCCTCTTTATAACAAAAATTTAATTTTAAAATATTATTTATATAGTATTGCACAAATTGTTTATCAATTATATTTCCCACTAAATAATAATTAAATTCTTCAGTTTTTAAATTTATATTATACCTTACATCATTGTAATTTAAATATAATGCTATAAATACTATTTTTGATATATCGAAATTATAATTGCATATATTCGCATCTATTTTTTTATTTATGATTTTTTTATTAGTATTTTTATAATGTGATAATTCTGATATTATTAATAAATTATTTGGTTCTTGAATATTATTAAGTATTCGATTAAATACTTCTTGTTCCTTTTCTGTAAAAAGTTTAATTTTGTTAGTGCTAAGATCAAATAGTTCTATTGTTTGCTTTTTTATATTATCTATTAACTCGTTTTCATTTTTAAACATATCTAAATAAGGTAAAAATTTGTTATATAATCGATTGCATTTTAGTTGACATATGCTGTAAAAATATATAATATTATATGTAATGATAACAAAGTTTGTTTTGCATTTCATAATAATATTAGTCCTTCCTTGCATAATCATATCTTGATTAAAAGTATTTACTAATATTTTATATAAGATTATTGTTAAAAATATTAAAACTATTTTAAACATTTGCAATACATTAAATATATAATATTTTCTAAATATATATTTAATTAATTATTATTATTTACAAAACTATCATATTGAGGATCTGATGATCCTGTTGGAGCAAAAGAATAACTATTTGTTTCTTCCGCTGGAGTTTCAGCATATGATGTATCTATGTATGTATGTTTTACAGTTGTATTTGTTATTGGTCTTTTATATGTTTCCGAAGAATAAATTAAATTTCCTGTGTTTTCACTTGTCGTCGTCGGTTCATCGCATTTTAAATTTAAGGTTCCTGTTGCTGCATCTAGTCCAAATACATATAAAAGTATTGCAACTATTACTGACATAAAAATAAATGGAATAAATACAATTATCCATGATATAATAGACATACCAGATTGACATAATGCATTTAATAAAAATGTTATGATTATCATCACAATAAATTTAAAAAAAGCAGTGTTATATAATCCTTTAAATGTATCTATAACTACTTGAGTTAATGAAAAAGCTATATAAATTAATGCAGGCGCGCATAATTGAACCATGATTACTTATATTATATTACGAAAATATTGGTTCGCCATCCTTAATAATTCCAACTTTCTTTCCGACTTCTCCATCTTTGTCAACTTCATATAAAATACCATTTTCTTCATCGGTTGCAAAATACGTTATATCATCAATTTCAATCTCAAACACTTCCTCCTCTTCTTCTTCCTCATCTGTTGCTACTTCCTCATCTGTTGCAACTTCCTCTAATTCCTCATCTGTTGCAACTTCCTCTAATTCCTCATCTGTTGCAACTTCCTCTAATTCCTCATCTGTTGCA